GCTCCTCTCTGTCGGGTTTTCTTTTTTATAAGGTATAATATGTTATGCAATATTTAATCGACATGTTTGGAGTTAGTGTTGTATGTATGGTTGCGTCTGTATTAGGGGGTTTCTGTAATTACAATGTTAAAAAAGCTAAAGGCAAAGTGCCTCGTGGCGGACATATTAATTGGCTTGTAGAGCGTAAACGTGCTCGTATAGAGTTTCTATTATCTGTGTTTATTGCTGCTGTTTCAGCTGAATTTTTTGTACCACCTATTATTAATCAATTCGGTCTTCATATAACTTTTTCGCCAGCGATAGCTTTCTTTATTGGCTATAGTGGTATGCGTTTAATACCAATGATGGAGCGCAAGGTATCGCAAGCTCTTGATAAATTGGCGTAAAAAACTAGCTGCTCTTTTAGGTCTGCTTATAGTATTACCTGTATCTCCTACTATTTTTGTTATAACTGTATGGCTAAACTCATGAATTTACTTAGTGTATAAATGTAACTAAAATATATAATATTTGTATCAGCAATGCTGAAATCTAAAAAAGAAAGGAGATCTATTATGGCTTGGACTACACCATCAGCAACTGAAATGCGTTTCGGTTTTGAAGTAACAATGTACGTAATGAACAAGTAATTGTTTAGTTTTAACTAAGGGACTTCGGTCCCTTTTTTATTGTACAAAAGCACTAAATAGAGTATCATTAATTATCTGGGAACATCCAGCTTATCAGACTGCCCCAGCAGACGCATACACGACGGATAAGCTTAAACTTTGTATGGAGAAAAAATCATGGCAAGAACCACATTTTCGGGACCAGTCGTATCACAAAGCGGCTTTCTATCCGACCACGCTACCTCCGCAGCTATTAACGCAACTGCAGTTGCAACCGCAGCCGAAGTAGCTACAGGATATATTACATCAACATCTGCAGCAGGAACAAATATTACATTTCCAACTGGAACTCTTTTAGGTGCTGAATTACAAGCAACTGCAGGAACAGTTTTTGAGTTAGTTATTGATAATACTGGTGGCGCTAACACAGTAACAATGGTTGTTAGTACTAACGCAATTGTATCAGACGCTGGTACTACTACTGCAGCCTCTTTTGGTGATTTAACTATTGCCTCAGGCGTTAGAGGTATGGCACGATATACTTTATTATTTAGTAGTGCTACTGCTTATACTATTACACGTACAGCTTAATAGGAGAATAGACAATGGCTATAACAACAGATATATGGGCCGTCACTCCTAGCTACTCAGCTACGTTATTCCGAGCCGCTGGTACTATTGGTGGTGCAGGAGATATAACACTACTCACTAACCAGCCTTTAGATAATGGGGCTGGTTATAAGATTCTATTTACTTGTGCGGGCGATGCAACTGCCGCTACATTTACTATCACTGGATATGTGGCTGGGGATTTATCTCAGTCTGTAACTACTGAAACTGTAGCTGGTGTTAATGCTGACACCGCAACTTCCGTAAACTATTACTCTAAAATTACTAGCATCTCATCAGATGCAGCGGTAGCATCCAATGTAAGTATTGGTAATGCTATTGCCGATGGCATGGCTCTACCTAGAGCTAGACTAAAAGGATTTTATTTTGTAGGTTCTGCAGGAGCAGGTAGTGTCACATTAACCTTAGATGGTAATGCGGCATCAGATAGAGTTTTATTAAGTATAGCTACTCCAGCTAACGTAGAGTCACAACAGATGGCTTTACCAGGCGATGGAATTTTAATTAACGGGAATGAGCCGGAAACAACGTTTGGGGTAATAACTCAAACAACAGCCGTGACATCATTAACGGTATTCTGTGGATAAGTTATGGATGAAGAGCCCAAACCAATCAGTAATGAAGAGCGCCTTGAGGAATTAAGGCGTTGGTTTGAATCACTAGGAGATTGTGTGTAATGGCAACACCTAGAAAAAAGGGGATGGGGATAAAAACTTCGGTTAAGTCTGGTAATTTTAGAAAGACTAAAACTGGAGCGGGTATGACAACGAAAGGTGTAAAAGCCTATCGTAAAGCAAACCCAGGTTCCAAACTCAAAACAGCTGTAACTGGGAAAGTAAAAGCTGGTTCTAAAGATGCAAAGAGACGTAAGTCATTTTGTGCAAGGTCTGCAGGACAAATGAAAAAATTTCCCAAAGCTGCTAAAGATCCTAATTCTAGATTGCGACAAGCACGCAAAAGATGGAAATGTTAAAAATGGATGAATCGACGAAACACTTACTAGACGCTACGTCTATCTTTACTGCCGTGGGCACTATGCTTTCATGGCTTCCTCATTTAGCTTCTCTTTTTACAATTGTATGGTTAGGCATTAGAATATATGAAACTAAAACTGTGCAAAGATTAGTAAAAAGAAAACCTAAGATGCCTTTGGTTGAACCAAGAGAACCTAAAGCATCAAGTAATAGGGTGAAGAAGTAAATGCCAACAGTAAGTAAAAAGCAAGAAAAGTTTATGCAGGCGGTGGCTAATAATCCAAAGTTTGCTAAAAAAGTAGGCGTTAATCAATCAATTGGACGAGAGTTCACAAAGGAGAAAGGCATGAAAACTAAGAAAATGATGGGCGGTGGTATGACTGATAGAATGGGTCGTGCTATGGCATCAGGCAGACTTGCGGGTAGACCTGGTATGATGGCAGACGCAGCTGGTCGTGCTATGATGAAACATGGCGGTAAAGTTAAAAAAATGAAAAAAGGTGGTAGCACATATAAATCTTTTTCTAATGAGCTTGAGGAATTAGGCAGAGTTGATAATGAAAAGGGTTATACTGCAAAAGGTAAACGTAATTTAGCTGCTGAAAAAAAACGTGTAGTGAAAGAAATTAAAAATAAAAAAGCTGGCGGTAAAATCAAAGGTTATAACGCTGGCGGCAGACTTGGTATGATGGCTGATAAAGAAGGCAGAGCATTAGTTAAGAAAACTGCTGACGCTAGAGGTAGAGCTATGAAAGCAGGTGCATTAGCTGGTGCGAAAGTAGGTGGTATGAAACGTCAAGGCGCTAACGATAGACTTGATGAGTCATTAGGTATGAGAAGAGGTAAAGAATCTACTAAATCTCAATCTATGAAATCTCGTAGAGATGAATCTAGAGCTATGAAACACGGTGGTGCTGTAATGAAAGCCAAAGGTAAGAAAATGGCTTACGGCGGTAAAGTTAAAAAGATGAAAATGGGTGGTAAAGTTAGCTCAGCATCTAAACGAGCAGACGGTATTGCTCAAAGAGGCCGTACACGCGGTCATATGAGATAAGGAGAAATAAAATGGTTGCAAGCGTTGTACGTAAATTAATTAAGTCTAGAAACGCAAAAGGCAAAAGAACCGATCTTGCTCGAGAAAGAGCTGAAAGAAACTTAACTAGAAAAAGAGCAAAAACTGTAGCTGAAGTGGGCGCTAAAACTAGTAAACCTAAGATTCCTCCAGGTACACCTGTACCTAAACCGCCTACAACTAAAAGCGGTGCAAGACAAGTGTTGAAAAAATTTGGGGTTCCTGGAGCAATTATAGCTGGGGTGTTGGCTACTCGTGATACTGGAAAAACAAAAGCAACGCCTAAAAAAGTGGCAGCTAAACCAGCAGCTAAACCAACACGACGTAGAGGACCATCCGGACCAACCATGACTTCTGTGGGTAGACCGAGTACTGGACCTAAACCAAGAAATAAGGATCGAAAAGTTAAACCTCGTAGACCTTCCGGCCCTAGCATGACAGGGTTTAGGAGATAAGTTATGATGAAATCTAGAGGCATGGGAATTATGAATCCCCAAAAAATGAAAGCTGGGGGCAAAGTCAAAGCCTTTAAATCTCATATGATGTATGATAAAAAGACTGGTAAGGGTGTAAAAGCCCCTACCATGACTAAACATTTAGAGCTTAAGAAAAAAGGTTATGGTCATACTAAACCTACTAAAATGAAAGCCGGGGGTCAAGTTAAAAACAAAGTTAAAAAAGTAGTAAAGGGATTAAAAAAAGCATCTAAATCCCATGCTAAACAAGCTAAAACTCTTGAGTCTCTTAAATTAAAAAAAGGTGGTAGTGTAAAAGATGCTTGTTACCATAAAGTAAAAGCAAGTTATAAAGTCTTTCCTAGTGCTTATGCATCAGGCGCCATTGCTAAGTGTAGAAAGAAAGGTAAAAAGTAATGGCAGTGCGTAAAACCAAGAAAGGACTAGCTTTAAAACGTTGGTTTAAAGAAGATTGGAAAGACGTAAAGACTGGCAAAGCTTGTGGTAGAAAAAAAGGTGATGGTAGAAGTACACCATATTGCCGACCTAGTAAACGAGTTTCTACTAAAACTCCAAAGACATCTGGAGAAATGACAGCAGCACAAAAGAAGTCTAGGATTGCGCAAAAGAATAGACTTGGGCAACCAGCAGGAAAGCCGCGTAGAGTAGCATCACTTAAAAGAAAAATGAATGCTGGCGGTTTAATAGATAGACAATATCTTAAAGGTAAATAATAATGGCTATAACAGGTACTCATAATTTTAATTTAGATTTAAACCTTCTCGTAGAAGAAGCATTTGAAAGATGTGGAGCAGAGTTAAGAACCGGATATGATTTAAGAACGGCTACTCGTAGCTTAAACTTATTGACTATTGAATGGGCTAACCGAGGCATAAACTTATGGACAGTAGAAGAAGACACTATTCCATTAGTTGCCGGTACAGCTACTTACGATTTGCCTTCGACCACTATCGATCTTATTAGTCAAGTCATAAGAACTGGAACAGGAACAACTCAATCAGATATAGCTATTTCAAGAGTATCGAATCCTACCTACGCATCTATACCAAGTAAGAATGATACAGGCAGACCAATACAAATTTACATAGATAGACGAGGTCCAGAAGTACCACAAGTTACTATGTGGCCCGTCCCTAATGATGCGAGCTATACTTTTGTATATTGGTATTTAAAACGCATGGCGGATGCAGGTACTGGAGTAAACACCCAAGATATTCCATTTAGATTTTTAACGTGTTTAGTAGCAGGATTAGCGTATTATCTTTCCCTTAAAATACCAGAGGCTGGAGATCGAATACAGTTCTTAAAACAAGAATATGAAGAGCAGTGGTTACTTGCTTCAACAGAAGATAGAGAAAAAGCCACTGAAATAATAACCCCAAGAAACTCATACATTTAGGAGATTGAAATGGCAGCAAAAATTATAGCAGAAAAAATATTAAAGCCCCTAGCTAAAAATATATTTAAAAAGAAAAAAACTAAAGAAAGAAAACCTGGGGGAGAGTCGATGGATTATAGAAGAAAATTAATCCGCGAAGAGAATAAAGGAGAACGAAGAGCTAAAAGTAAAATTAAGAAAAAAGCTGAAAAAGTGGAGCAAATGTCTGAAGCAAGGCTTAAACGAGAAATGGAACTAGCTAACCCTTATTTAACTTATGAAGACAGGGCTAAACTTTTAGGAGGCATGAAAAAAGGCGGAATGCTTAAAAAACCTACTAACCCAGGACTCAAAAAGTTACCTTCAGAAGTACGTAACAAAATGGGCTATATGAAAAAAGGCGGAAGCGTAAAAGGTAAATGCAAGGTAGACGGTATTGCAGTACGTGGAAGAACTAGAGCGAAA